ATCCTCAAAAACCAATGGATAGTAGGCGACCGGGCCGACATCGATGAAGACGAGCTGGTGGACGAGCTGAACGGGATCATCCACGCCGCCGACATCAATGAGGTGAAGGCTCTTTTCAAGCCAAACGTCACCGGCAACGCCTACCAGGAGGAAGCTTCAATCAAACAGGACATCCAGTCCGCCTTGGCCATCACAGACGCCTCTAAGGGCAATACTGGCGACCTAGACGCCGCCAAGTCTGGCCGAGCCCTGGCCCTACTCCAGAGCGCCGCTGATGCCCGCGTCCAAAGCAAGCTTCAATTATTCGAAATCATGTTCATCAAGGAAGTGGCCGAGAAATGGCAACGCCTGGCTTCTGTCTATCAGAAAGACCAGATGGTCATTTCAGAGGGCGGACGAGACATTGAGATAGGCCCTGAAGAATTCCAAGGCGAATGGAGCTACTACGTTGAGAGCGGAAGCACCACCCACACGGATAAGACCCAGGAGAAGGACGAGTTCCTTGCCTACATGGATAAGCTCATTGGATTGGCCAAGCTGAAAGCCGAACAAGGAGGCGTAGACCCCAAGACCGGGCAACCCCTACCGGCCCCGACCGTCAATTTTGACAAACTGGCCGAGAAGCTATCTGAAAAATTCAATATCAAGGACTGGCGGGAGTTATGGCCAGAGGAGCAGAAGCCCCAGGAAGAACGTCAAGACGCCCTCCCCGGAGTGGACCTCGGAGAACGACCCAGGAACTTTGGCGAAGGAGAAATGCTTCCCGAAGTTGGAGAACTCCCCGAAATGCAAAAGCCTCAAATTAATCAATCAAATGAAATGCTACCCAAAATAGATGAATAAAGAACAAAAACAGTTAAAAGAGCAAAAGGTTTTTGAAAAAGCCAAGAAGGCGGAAGAAATGATGCAGACTGCCGACTGGACAATGCTTCAAGAATACATTGAAGAAAGCCGAGCGAAGATTAAAGATTATTTGGCTTTGGGGGTTGAAGACATCAACACCTATTGGAAGTATGTTGGCAAATTCCATATGCTCAATGATTTAGATATTTATTTAAAACGTTTAATTGAAAAAAGAGATGAACTCGCAAAACAGAGAACCGGTGAAGGAGATAACGAAGCCGGAGACAATTCAGACAGTGGGGAACCACAAGCATAGTTTCGTAAGAGAAGGGCTCCAAGAAAATGGACTGACCGCCTATACCTGCACAAAATGCGGTTGGGGGCTTCTCATAGACGAAGACAATGACAACATTGAGAATTATTTAGATAAGTAATTTTTTAATGCGGACAATCCAATTATTGGACCCGCCAAATAAAATGGAAGAAAACCAAACCCCAGTAGAGAACCCGGAGGGAACTGCCGAGCCTACTGGAAGCGAGCCTACACCTGCTCCAAGTGGTGTAGATAACCCGCCTGAAGAAGTGTTCCAAATACCTGAAAAATTTCAGGGGAAAAAACCAGAGGAGATTGTTAAAAGCTATCTCGAATTGGAAAAGAAACTTGGGGACCACGATGATTTGAAACGAAGAGCCGAACTCTTTGATCAAGTCTCACCTTTCCTTGAAAGTCTAAGAGGGCAGGAGCCTGACCAGCCTGACCCTAGCAAATTCCAATCTGTTGAAGAACTCAACAAATATTGGGAAGACAAACTTGGCGGCCTTGAAAAAGCCATGGAAACCAAGTTTGGCGCTAAATTGGAAGCTGAGCGAAAACTCAATCAGCTTATGAGCGAATATCCTGAAATGAAAGATCGTCAATTCAGGGGGCTAATCATAACTGCTATGCAGTCCAATCCAAAGCGTGATGTTTTCGAAATAGCCAAAGAGATGAAGGCCTATCTAGAAACCGTCAAAACCCAAGGGCGGGAAGCCGCCAAAAAGGAACTATTGGAAAAGGGTAACTTCCAAGGAAAGTCCGAAGGCAATCAGCCTATGCGAAGTAAAGAGGACGATGACCTCGTTAATTCCATAGTCAAAGCTGGAGGAGAAAGCTCAGGCATATTTGGTTAATTATTAACGTAAACTCAAATGCCTACAATGATTTCGGGCTCAAGAGACACCATTAACATACAACAGGGCAAACGCGTTGTTGATATGGCTAATGAAATTGCTCTTTTGGAGCCTGACAAAGCCCCTTTGACCGTCCTTCTTAAAAAAATGGCAGGACGCAAAAAGGAAGCTATCAACCCAGAATTTAATTGGATGGAGGACGAGCTGGCCCCAAGATGGGACGCTATCAACTACACAACTGGTTACACCGCTGGTGACACCGAGATTGTAGTAGACAACGGCTCTTACTTCAAAATTGGTGATGTTGTCAAAATTCCTGCTACTGGCGAGCAATTGCTAGTTACTGGTGTTTCTACAAACACTTTAACAGTCACTCGTGGCTGGGGAGACACAGCAGCCGACACCATATCCGATGACGATAAGATTACGATCTTGTCAAACGCTTCTACCGAAGGTTCTGACTCGCCTACGGTAAAGACAACCAAAGAAGTCAAAAAAACCAACTATACCCAAATCATCAGAACTCCTTTTGAAGTAACGGGAACTGAAGATGCTTCTGAAATGTATGGTGGCAAAGACATCACCTACCTTCAAAAGAAAATGGGTATTGAACACGCAAGAGACATCGAAAGAGTCTTCTTGTTTGGTGAACCCAAAGAAGACACTTCTGGAAGCAAGCCACGAAGATTTACTGGAGGTATCAATCATTGGATTGAAACCAACAGAACAAATGCTAGTGGAACTCTTACAGAAGATGAGTTTGAAACTTTCTGCGAATCTGTATTCCGATACGGTTCAAAGAAAAAACTGCTTTTGTCTTCTTCAAAAGTCGTTTCAGCCATCAACTCTTGGGCTAAAAGCAAGTTGCAAATGGTGCCTAAGGATGAAACCTATGGAATCAGCCTTATGCGCTACCTATCCGCTCATGGAGAACTCTTGATAGCCAAGCATGACCTCTTAGAGGAAAGCTACGCTGGCTATGCCTTCTGCTTAGACCCGCAGTTCATCAAGATTAGACCACTCCGAGGTAGAGACACCAAGCTAAAGACCAACATCCAAGACAATGATTCAGATACTCGAAAAGACGAGTATATATCTGAAACAGGATTGGAATTTAAGTTGGAAAAAGCTCATGGAGTCCTCTACGGGGTAACTTCTTACTCCTAGATGGTTTTCGGGAGCATTAATTACTCTGGTGCTCCCGAACAGAGTAATAATCATTAAGTAAATCAAAATGAAATTTGTATCAAAATATCGCGAACATCGCATTGTGATGACCCCAACCTATAAAAAGCAAATAGGTATTAACACCGTAATTGTCCCTGGTAAAGCAATTGAGTTTAAAAACTTTGAATTTTATACCAAAGACAAAGAAGAGATTGAATTCCTTAAATCTAGCTCTGAATATGGTTCAGTAATTCACTCAGCTCCAGAGAAGGAAGACATTAAGAAAAATATCCTCAAACTGGCCGATGAAATTAAAAGTGACAAAATTTCAGAAAAGCCAGAAGACAACAAAGAGAAGAAGCCTTCCTTAAAATGCGAGTTTTGCGGGTTCATAGCTAAAAGTGAACTAGGATTAAAAGCTCACATGAAGAAACATGAAAAATAAAGAAATCAGTGTCACCATAGGCACGCCTCACAATCGTGACCTGACCCCTGAATACGTCAATTCCCTATTAGGCATGGTCATGAAGACTTCCTTCTCAATGCCTATGCAGGTCCGACTTCATCTACACGAAGGCTGTTACGTCCACCAAGGACGGAACAAAATTGCCGACAAATGCCACACTGACTATCTGCTTTTCATAGATAGCGACATGGCTTTCCCTGTTGACGGGCTGATGAAATTGATTGAACTAGACAAGGACATCAGCGGAGGAATGTATTTCTCTCGCAAGGCCCCCAACTTGCCCTTGGTCTATCAACTCAAGAATGAAAAATATGCAGCTATCGACGATATTCCCGACAAGCCCTTTGCCTGTGACGCCATTGCTACCGGCTTTATGCTCATCAAGAAAAAGGTGCTAGACGGATTTGGCTCCTACGTCAAAAAGAATAAGCAGTTGCCATTTGACTTTATGAAAAACGGTGACGGAGAACTGGGAGAGGACCTTGCTTTTTGCAAGCGAGCCAAGGAGCTAGGGTTTGAAATCTGGTGTGATCCGACCATCCCCATTGGCCACGTGGCCACCGAAGTTGTAACTCGGAATAATTTTGAAGCCTATAAAAACCTTTAATTTTCTTTGAGCGTCCCTATCCCCTGGGGGCGCGACTAAGAACATTATTTATGAACTTTGGAGAATTAAAAACAATTTTTGCCAACAAATACGAACAGACCGGAGCCCCGGCCACTGGAGACGAAATCAGGAACCGCTTCATCAATTTGGCAATTGAGAGCATTTTTGGCCGTAGGCGCTGGATTTGGAGACTCAAGACGGGGACTGGCACCACTGACGGGACCACCGTCCTTGACCTTGCCAGCGACTTTTCAGAAGACGGCATCAAGCAAAACACCTTCAAAATCGGCGGGGAAATCTGGACCCAGATTAACGAAGGCGACGAGAGCTACTACTCAGAAGACTCCAGCGTTTTTTATATCCAAGGCAACCGGGCGGACGGGTTTGAGGCGGTATTCCCTTGCTCCACTCCCGAAACTGGCCAGGCTGTCACCTACCGCTATTTCAAACGCCATGTTTTTTTCACGGACAACGCCGAAATCTGTCCTGTCCCCTCTGGTGAGGCTGTAGCCGACCTAGCTGTTGGCAACTACCTCACTTCAGAAGGCGAAGCCAACGAGGCCCTTCCCTACTTGGAGTCCGCCGAAAACGCCATCAATGAAATGGTAAAGCAGGAAAACCGGGGGAAGGCCCGAAGAACCATGACTGATACTCGGGACTACTACGGGAGGGACCATTATAATCCTAAGCTCATGTATTAATGAGGAAAATATCAAAAAGACCAGCATCAAAACCGAAAAGATACATATACCAAAACCAATTTGACGGAGGATTGAATTTATACATATCAGGAGTTCATTTAAAACCCAACGAATCCCCTGACCTTTTGAATGTCCAGCCAGAAGAAGACGGCATAATCTCAACCCGCAAGGGTTACTCCAAATTTGGCCAGGCCTCAGGCTCCCGAACAAGGGGCATGGGCTTTCTCAAAATGGATGACGGGACCAAGAAGCTCTACCGGGCGGACGGGACCACATCCCTAAAGTTCTATAACCCCACCACCGACTCTTGGGATGCTGTCCCAGGCTTCACTTACACCGCTGACAAGCAAACGGACTTCTGCCAGGCAGGAGACGCCCTTTTCATTCAAAACGGGACGGACAACCTCACCAAAGTAAGCGGAGGTAACGTCTCAGAGCAGACCAACGGCCAGAAGGGCGAGAATTCAATTTACTTCCAGGGCTCACTGGTTGTCTGGGGCGACCCCAGCAACCCTTCTAGGCTCTATATTTCAGGGACGGGGGCCAACATCGGTGACTTTTCAGCCGGTAATGGCGGTCAATACATTGATATTTCCAAATCAGACGGGATGAAGATCACCAGTTGCTCCAAAAAGGGAAAGGGCGGGAGCAACATCTTGCTCATCTACAAGGGTGGGCGAGCCACCTATCAGATGTATTTTGACGAGTCTGGCTTACCCGTGGTTCAGCTAATCTCCCCTACCTGGGGGGCAATCAACCACCGGGCCACTGACAATATGGAGGATGACGTTGTAGTCCTTACCAGGCTCCCAGCAGTAATGGCCCAGGGAGAACGCTCAGGCTACTTTGACCAGATCAGGACCGGCGAGCTTTCGCTCCAGGTCTTCCCAGAACTCAACACCATCAACCAGTCCCGTTTGGAAGACGCGGCAGGGATTTATTATAAGCACCGCTTTTACCTGGCCTACTCTGAGTCAGGCCAATCCTACAACAACAAAATTTTAATGTATGACCGGCGCTATAAGTCCTGGTGGAAGTGGGACAACATCAATGCAAACTGTTTTCTGATTTATGAAGACAGCTCCAACGTTGAGCATTTCCTTTTCGGGGCCGACAACTCCGGCCAGGTTTATGAATTTGACTTGTCAAGAAATGACGACGAGGAGCCAATAAATTCCTACTTCACCACCAAGGCGTTTAATGCTGACAAGTTCGATGTTCAAAAGCTCTTTGCCTACATTGATCTCCTTTTCAGAAATGTTTCCGGCACGGTGACAATCCAGGTAATTCTTGACGAAGAAATCATCACCAAAAGCGTGACGATTGGAGCAATGGGAGCAATCGCAGGGCTTGGTGCGGCACTGTTGGGAGAATGGATGTTGGGAGACGATGGTTCTGATGCCGAAGTAACCAACGAAGACGTATCACGTCCCAAGCGGGTTATGGTGCGAAAGAAAGCTCGAACACAGCAAATTAAAATATCATCAAATGCGCTCAACAGTTATTTTTCATTATTAGACCTATCCTTGTGTTTCAAAGAAAAGTCTCCAAGAAAATTTAATAGCGAGGACATAATTCGTTAATTTTAAAATATGAAACTTAGAACCGACGACCTAGACAATTTATTTGCCACTACTCTCGCCAGTGCCTTAACTGACTCGGCTTTGACAATTTATCTTAATAGCGTCCCTGCCAATGCTAGTGAAGGGTTTTTAGTAATTGACCCCGACGACTCATCTAAAAGAGAGGTGATTTACTTTAATGCTGTCGGTGAGAATTATGTGTCCTGCCCTGCTTCTGGTGGACGTGGCCAAGCTGGAACTTCCGCTGTATCACACGACTCAGGAGCAGTTGTTAAAATGATGTTCTTGCGCGAGCATTGGAAGCCTTTACGAGATGCAATTTACAATGGTTGGTTAGAGTTAAATTTGTCTCCAGAATATGCTTCAGCCAGTTCTATTACTATCCCTACAGATTTGACCTCATTTTTTACCGAAGGGCGCAAATTAAAAATCACGTTTGAGAGCAGCGGAGTTAAATATTTTACTATTGCATCAAGCTCCTATTCTTCCCCAGATACAACCATTGAGTTGACTGGAGACACTGTAGTTGATGAAAGTATAACTTCAATAGAGGTTGATTTGAGCCCTAAAGGATATGCAGCGGAGTCACAATTAGATTTTAGCGACCTGAAAGCACCTCAGGGTTTCCTGATAAATGGGAAGATAGTTCCTTCGGTTGATTCCAACAATCTGACTGTGGCCATTAAGACCTTGGCCGGTGAGGACCCATCGGAGGATGATCCGGTCTATGTAAGAATCGGGGATACAATTAGAAGTATTACTTCAGCTTTGTCAGTTACAAAAAATGCGGGGACAAATTGGTTCAACGCTGGTAGTCCCGAATTAGCAGCCAAGGAAATAGACTATTTTGTTTATCTTGGATTCAACGCTACGGACGGGGTAGTGATTGGTTTTTCCCGTATTCCTTATGCAAATTCTTACGATGATTTTTCTGCAACCTCCATTAATGAAAAATTCTGTGCCGTCTCTACTACAACCAATGCTGCTGCCACCGATTATTATGAGGTGGTTGGTCGTTTTGCCGCCATTCTTTCAACAGGAGCAGGATACACTTGGAGCGTTCCTACTTTCACAGCTAAAAATCTTATCCAAAGGCCTATTTATGAGACGAGATGGTTGACATGGACCCCAATTCTAACTGGATTTAGTATAAACCCTACCACTTCTTCTTATAGTTATAAGATAATAATGAACACTTTAAAACTTTATGCTTATCAAGGAGGAGATGGGACATCAAACGGAACTGGATTTACAATAACAACTCCTTTTAGCAAGGGAACATCTAATATAACAACTTTATTTTGCGCCCAAGCCAGGGATAATGGGGCCGCAGTATCAACTGCTCCACTTGCTCAAGTTGGGATAGTTAACGCATATACCATTACTTTCTATAAAGACCATACTGGCTCAACTTCTTGGACTGCTAGTAACGGGAAAAGAATAGTGTTCATATCAGGAGATTATCAAATTTAATAAAACACCAAATAAGCGATAGCAAATAACCAATTAAATTTGTCAGATGGCAGTCATCGACGGCTAACTGACTGAAAAATATATGGCACAACAAGAATGGCTAGAAACTGGAATGTCTCAAAAAGAATGGGACAGCCAAAGCCTTTGGAAAAAATTAAAACGGACTGTCACCAGCCCCAAAGTAGAACCGGCCCCAGCTAGTTCCTCAAAAGCTGGTGTAGCCTATGATCCAACTACAGGCAAAACATTCTCTGGCACAGGCTATAAAAATTATTTAAATAGTCAAAACAATCAAGGGTCCGCTCCGGCATTACCTGCTAGCCCCTACGGGTCTATCTCTGACTATAAGAGCTTATTCAACGACGACGCATATGAAAAAGCCAAGAAACAAGAAGAAGACAAAAAAGATGAATATGAAAAGATGATGAAGAAAAGAAAAAGTCAATACGGCGAAAGATATGACCAATTGTCAGAAATGATTCAAAGTAGAATTCCTGATGCTGAGCAAGACAGAGAAGCCGCTCTAAGTGGTGTTGACGCCGAACTTACCAACCTTTTAACAAAAATGGACGTTTCTCGTGATGACACTAAGGCTTATTTTGGAGAGCAAAAAGATGACTTAAAAGATGAACACGAAAAATCCAATAAAGAGCTTGCCAGAATTTTTCAAGCCAGGGGAGCTTCTGATAGTTCCTATTTCATGGAGAAGCTTCAGGAGAGCCAGACGGACTTTGAAAAAACTCTTGGCCGCCTTGGAGATAGTGAAGCCAGAAAATATTCTGAAATCGATGCAGACATGACCTACTACCAAACCCAAGCCATTTCCAAAAGAACTGAAATTGAAAAAGCCTACAACCAAACTATCAGGGCCATCCACGAAGACCTCAACAAGACCGCTTGGGAGAAAGAAGACGCCTTCCAAAAGCTTGATGAAGAATTCATGACCAAAATGGACTCTATTGACCAGAAAATCATGGAATACACCTTCCAACAGCAAGAGTTCAGAAACGAAGTAGCCAAGTGGGCTTATGACACCGCCTTCAAGGACCAGAAATGGGGTGAGGAATACGGTATGAGCGCCGCTGAGCAAAATGAAGCTATGAAAATGGGATTGCAAGGCAGCTCTATCATCGAAGCCCTCAAAGGCTCTGTTGGTGAGGACGGCAAGGTAGACCCTGACGCCTACGCTCGGCTCAGGAGCGCTTCAGACCTGTCCGCCGACCAGTTTGACAAGAAATATGGCTATCTCCTTTCCTCTAACGAGCAATCCAACCTCGGCTTGGGAGGGAACCAAACCAAATGGCAGTTGGAAAGTGAAATTTGGCAAGACCTCGGCTCACCTGAAGCCGCCGATATGTCCGACGCCGAAAAGGCCGCCTACATTAAATCCAGAGGAGGAGACCCTAAGAATTTCGGAATTTATAACTAATCTATGTCTTTAGAAGATTTGCGAAAATTCAGAGAGCGAGGCTCCCAAAATCTTCAGAACTTCAAAGCCTCTCAAAAACCCGCTGAGAAAAAGGGCGGGTTTTGGAATTTCGTCACCCGCAACCTGACCAAACCGGTAGCATCCGCTTCCAACCTCTTGGAAGACACCGGCAAGACCATTGGCTTTGGCATTTCCAAGCTCATCAAGCCTTCTCTCACCTGGGGCGAGGGCAAAGACAAGCTCGGGATCAATTTCCTAGGCCACCAGGCGGACGTCTGGGCGGGCAAGAACCAGCGCACCTATTCAGACATAACCAAGGACATTGCCAAAGACGAGAAGAACCCTTTTTTGCGCGGGATGATTAAGACCACGGGCTATGGGGGCGACTTCGCCCTTGATCCGCTCAACAAGGTCAAGGTGCTTTCTCTCACCCGAAAAGGCAACCAGGCGGTTAAGACCGGCAGACTGGGTCTATCCGCCGCCGAACAGGCGGGGAAAGGTGAACGCGCCCTACTCCAAATTGGAAACCGCGTGATTGCCAAGGGCGACCGTGTCCTAAAAGGATCTACCAGGCTCAATGACTTTCTCCGCACCACTCGGGCGGGAAAGACCGGAGCCAACCTACTCAGCAAGCTTTCCACCAAGATAAGGCCGGGAGGAGTTGGCCGTGAAGACTTCAAAACCATAACAGACGCCATCACCAAGGCCCGAAACTTAACCGGCCATCGAACCAGCAAGTCCATTGAATTCGCCTCTGAGGTGGAGAAGGTCCTTAGAAGCCGAAAGGCCACCGACTCAGCCCGCTCAAAGCTTCTTCACGCCATTGAGAAGGGTGACAGCAGCCTAGCTCCCAAAAACCTAGAAGACCTTTTCCAGGTGGGGCTCAAATTCAAGCGAGCCAACACCGAGGCTTGGAAGAAATTCGGGGGCTCAGTCATAGAGGGCCACGGCCTGTCCCACGTTGCCACCAAAGAAGTGTCCGAGCAAATGAGGAAAAACGCCCTAAAAGGTGGGCGGCTATTCTCTCCCAACACCCCTCAGGACATCCACCGGCAGTGGGTCAAGGCCATAGACGAGCCGAAGCCTTATCAATACAAGAACCTAATCAACGGCACTCCCGAAGAAAACTTGATGCTCAACTTGGAAAACGCCAAGGATAAAATTCATACTTTAGTCAATAAAAATCTGGCCAACTTTGATGATGTTTCCAGAGTGGACGATATTGTTCAAAAACTGGCCAAAAGGAAAAAGCTCACCGGCGACGAGCAAAGCTTTGCCTATGAAATGCTCAAAAAAGCCAACCTCAAAAAGGCAACTTCAAAAATAGTCAACCTCAAGGACGAGGGCATAACTTATTTAAACGACCTATTTGATAAGGGCAAAGGCGGTTTTGTTGATAAATCCGGTAAGCCCATAAAAATCGGCCAAGCCACCGCCAAGGAAATCAATGATTATCTGGTATCCAAAGGCAAGAAGCCAATCTTCCAAGAAGACCTGCCTACGGTATTTGCCAAAATGGGCATTTCCACTGGCAGGAAGGAAGCAGGAAAAGGATTTTTAGAAGCCGTTAAGGGAGTCAAGGGAGAGCAGTCCCAGAAACTCATTCAAAAGAACTATGACAAGATGTTCAACATCGAAGCCTTCAACAAGGCTGTTGGCTCTTTTGACAAGGTTCAGAACATCTGGAAAGCTCAGGCCCTAGTTGCCCCCTCTTACCACGTCAGAAATGTTGTCGGAAACCTTTGGAACAACTACCTGGCCGACACCGCGCCCGTTGACTACTTCAAGGCTGCCGCCCTCCAGAAGGGAATGAAAAACGGCAAGCTGGTAGGCGAAGCCAAACAACTAGCCGAGGAGATGCAACAGCACGGCGTAATCGGAGGCGGTTGGTATGGCAAGGACATCACCCAGACAATTTCAGACCAAGTGGGCAAGGGCTCACTCAATCCCCTATCCCAGCGTTTCGTAGGCTACCGGGCCAACAAGGCGGTTGGAGAGACGTTCGAGAACAACGCCCGCATCGCCCACTACCTGTCCAAGCGGCGAGCTGGGTTTGCACCGGAGGAAGCCGCCAAGTCCGTTCAGAAGTTCCTTTTTGACTATGGAGACCTCAGTTGGACAGAGCAGAACGTGTTGAAGCGGATCATGCCCTTCTACACCTGGACCAGCAAGAACATCCCGCTCCAGATTGAGAAATTCGTCAAGAACCCCGGCAAATTTTCCAAGGTGGCCGTGGCCAAGAAAAACCTAGAGTCCAGCGTAGAGCCTACCAACGAGAAATATCTCTCTGACTACATCACCAGCAACGCCCCGGTCAGGGTTAGAAAGGACAAGGACGGGACCACCCAATACTTGCTTTTGGGCCAGTGGCTACCCGCCGCCCAGGCCGTAACCTTTCTTTCCGAACCAGTAGAAAACATAATCGGGATGCTATCCCCTGCTTTCAAGATGCCCCTGGAAACTCTTTTCAACAAATCATCATTTTTCAAAAACACCCTGGGGGAGGCCGACCCGATAGAGAAGTTCCCAGGGCAAAGCAAAAACTTCCTTGGATTAGACCTCAATCCTAAGACGGTTAACATAGTCAGAAGCATCAGAGTCTTAAATGAACTGGACAAGCTGAACCCCGGCTCTATCTGGGGCAACCAGGACAAAGGAAGCATTTGGAACAAGTTGGGCATCCCCAACGCTTCCAAGAAAAGAGGAACCCGATATTCTCCCGACTCTTCTCAGTCATCGCGTGTCACCAATATGTTTGTGGGCAAAACCGCTTCCTACAACCCCGCCAACTCAAAATATTTTTATGATCAGGACACAAACGCGAGAGCTTCTGAACTCAAAGCCAAGATTAAGGAATATCAAAAGAACCGCCAACCAGACTTAGCCAAGAAGGCCAATGAAGAATTACTCAATTTTTTGCGCGAGCGAAACGGCTTTACTGAGGCCCCCCAAACTGGGGCCGGTCAAGCTTCGCCAGCCCTAAGGGCATTTCTTAATAGGTAACTAATATGAAATGGAAACTATCCAAAGCTTTGCCAAGTATTTTTGGGAAAAATTATATGCTTCAATTCCCCTGTGTTTTTTCACCTTCACGGTAAATGAAAACAAAGTTATCTGGGGCATTATTTTCATTGTAATCATAGACACTATTCTAGGCGTTTCTGTCGCTTTCAAATACAAAACGTTGTCCTCTTACAGACTGGGCAGAGCCTTTTGGAAAATCGCTAAGTATGGACTAACTATGGCGAGCGTTTGGATTTTGTCGGCCATTGAACCTGACCTCTTTGGTTGGGCTTTCCGCTGGGTCGGTATTTTTATCATTCTGACCGAATTGTTTTCCAATTTTGAAAAACTATCGTTACTAGGTTTTAAGTTGCCAACCAAGCTAATGGCTAAGCTAAACAATGATTTTGAAAAATACTTTTATGGAGAAAAAGAACCAGAAGATATTTTAGATAAACGCGGGTAGTTGTGGATAAGTCAATTTGGCAAAACTGCAAAAACATTATTTAATATAATCAGCACATTCAAAGGAGGTTAGTAGCTTTGTATTGGTGTGGCAAAAAGCAAAGAGAGATGACCGATAAAAAAGCGGCCAAGAAGTGCATCAACAAAAATATCAGGAAGCGAGGCAAAATTTGTCCTTATCTGGTGGAAGAACTGTCTCTTGCCCGCACTGCGGAGCGAAAGAAGGCGATAGCGTTGTATTCTGGGCGTTTGGCTACCTAAAAGACGCCTTAGGACGCATCGTCCGAGTAAGAGAAGTCTACCGTTGCCTCAACTGCGAACACAAGTTCGCCGTCAACTCCCCCGCCTCCTAGGAAGCTAATCACGCTTCCAGCCCGATCAACACAACGTGTTGAAAGGGCTTCCTAAGCAATAACTAGATTTTATTAGTAAAAACACAAAACTTATTCTGATAATTTTGTTTGTTCTGATTTTCTTAATTATATTCGCCCAATCGGTTGAAGGTTTTTCTAATAATTTTAAAAAAAGATTTTCTAGGATAGAACAGAGAAGTCTTGACCTTAAAAATAATTAATTGTAAAATTAGACAAACTCAAAGGAGGAGCTAAATGCCTAAAGGAGTGAAAGCCGAGATTGATAACGCCGAACTTTGGAAAGCTGTAAAAGACGGCAAAACGGCAACCGAACTTATGGAAGAGTTTGGGATAGCTACCAAGCAGACCCTCAAAAACGCCCTAATGGAACTGATGATGGAAAAGGGCGAGGTCGTCAAGGTCAACGGACTTATGGGTAGAGAAATCCCCAACCCCAAGATGACCGCTACCGGTATCCGCCTTTCCCCCGCTCTACTCTCTGACTCTGACTTTTCCGAAGGCGACGAGTTCAAAGTCAAAATCTCTTCCGACTCAATTACGCTTACCAAAATTTAAATGGGTAAGGGGCGAAAGCCCCAAACCCAAAAAACATGAAACATTATCATCGTTACGGACACCTAACAAAAATAAATGTAAAAGTTGGCGACCAGGTTAAGCATGGCGACCTTATAGGCCACATGGGAGGCACTGGTGGTTGGTTGTCACATCTTCACTATGATATTTTTAAAAAGAAACCATCCGATTATACTAATTACGTTATCGGTAAATCCAAAGAATACGTTTTAGACAACTACGAAAACCCCGGACCATACGTAACGCCGACTATCCCTACCCTTTATGATCATACTGGTTATGGTTGGCTTGAGAAGGCCAACTACTCTGGCAATCCAGCTTATCACTCAGGAATTGACATCAACGGACCAGGCGCAGGAAACGCCGACCTGGGACAGCCCATTTATTCGGTTTGCAACGGAGAAGTAAAGTTCCTCTATGACGGGACTGGAAAAAATGGAGGATGGGGCAAATTAATCATCATCAAAGAAAAATTTGAAGACGAAAAGCCAAAGGCTGAAGATACTCAAGAAGAAGCGCCTCAAAACATACCCGATTTGCCACCAAATTCAATTTCTGAGGAGGTTAACACACCAGTTGACACTTCTAACCATATTGAGGAAAAAGAGGAGCTTAAAAACGATTTAAACGCTTCGCAAGATAATCAATTTAATTTAATAAATATGTTATCCAAATTGAAAGACAAATTAAAAGGGTATAAAACTTATATCCTTGCAACAGCGGGCATTGCTGTTACCGTTGCCTACATGCTAGGAATGCTAGATGAAAATGCCTTCAATTCCATTCTGACGATGCTTGGCTTTGGTTCTCTGGCCACCCTTGGAGCAAAAGTCAACCGAGCATTAAAATAGGAGCCGAATATTTTTTAATATTTTCGGAAAGAGGGATTATTCCCTCTTAGTAGCACATATTTTATGTGTGTTAGTATGAGTGTATAATTAGCCGTTCAAAATAGAAATGCGTGTCTTCTTGAACGGCGGGCACGCTTTTCTGTTTCAAATTTATGAAACAATGTAATATTTGCGGAAAATTAAAACCGCAAAAAGAATTTTTTACAATTAAAAGACCAGATTTAAAAAAAGGATATACTTTATCAGCATATTGTAGACCATGCTCTGCATTAAAGACTAAAATGTGGAGAAAAAATAATCGCGAAAAAGTGAGAGAGTATGACAGAAGAAATTGGAAATTAAACAGTCCATTTAGAAAAAGAAAATATCAATTAAAATATTTTATAAGATACGCCTATAATAATATACTGCTAAGAACAAAATATAGTAGCAAAAGGCCAAAAGAACATAAATATTTAGGAATGAGTGTGTGCGATAGGAGTGATTTCTACACGTTTGCGTATAAAAGCAAAATATTAAAAAATCTTTATCGGGACTGGATTAAAAGTGGTCATGTTCATAAATTAATCCCAACCGTCGATAGAATAGATAATAATAAAGGATACGGCCTAGATAATATTCAGTTTTTAACTTTATCAGAAAATGCCAGAAAGGGCGCATTTGAAAGATTTAATAAAACTATATAAGACCCCCAAAGCAATCAACGCCAGCCTTCTTAACAAAGGGGGCTGGTTTTCTTGACAAAAGATTAGATTGATTTAAACTTTAAATATAACTATTAAGCCAATGTAAATGATTTGGGGAAAAGGATTAAACGGACAAATATTTAAGAAATGCATGGTTTGCGGAACTACAGAACGCAAACACTTTTCCAAGGGTAAATGTCGCAAATGCTACGAAGCAGGAAGGCGTGATTACAAAAGGGATTATTGGCGCAAACATTATTCAAAAAATGGTCACTTTTTTCGCAAAAACCAACTTCAGAAATAAAGAGCAAACCTTTGGGATTAAGACGGACGACCGCCGAAGGCATATGTATGTTGTCGGCAAGACCGGCATGGGCAAAACCAGCCTGCTTGAAACCCTGGCTATCTCTGACATCAAAAACGGCCATGGGCTTTGTTTTGTTGATCCGCATGGGGACACCGCCGAGCGGCTACTCTCAGCTATCCCGCCGAGCAGAACCAATGACCTCATCTACTTCAACCCGGCTGATACTCAATATCCAATCGCCTTCAACGTCATGGGCGGGGTGAGCCCTGACAAACGCAACTTGCTTGCCTCTGGGCTGGTGGGAGTGTTCAAGAAAATTTGGGCCGACTCTTGGGGGCCACGGCTGGAGCACATCCTTAGGAACTGCATTTTGACTCTGCTGGAATACCCCGGCTCTACCCTGCTTGGCATCCCTCGCCTTTTGGTGGACGACGCCTTCCGAAAGCAAGTCCTGGGCAAAGTCACCGACCCGGTTATCCGCCAGTTTTGGACCAAGGAATTCGCCAACTACAATGACCGGCTGAAAGCGGAGGCTATCGCCCCTATTCAGAACAAAGTCGGCCAGTTCCTCACCAGCTCCTTGGTTAGGAACATCATCGGCCAGGTTAGAACGTCCTTTGATATCCGTGAAATCATGGATAACCGTAAGATATTGATTATGAACTTGAGCAAGGGGCTAATTGGAGAGGACGCCTCGGCCCTACTAGGAGCTATGATGGTCACCAAAATCCAACTGGCGGCCATGGAGCGTGTAGACACGCCCGAGGACCAGAGGAAGGACTTCTACCTTTATGTAGACGAGTTCCAAAACTTTGCCACTGAGAGCTTTGCCAACATCCTTTCTGAAGCCAGGAAATATCGGCTGAGCCTGGTCCTGGCCAACCAATACATCGAGCAAGTGCCTGAGGCGGTCCAAAACGCCATATTCGGCAACTGCGGGACGCTCATTGCCTTTCGGGTAGGAGCCAAGGACGCCAAGAGCTTGGTTGAAGAAATGGGAACATTCGATGAAGAAGACTTCACTAACTTGCCTAAATATTCTATTTACTTGAAATTAATGATTGACGGGCTGGCAGGGCAAGCCTTCTCGGCTACCACCTTGCCCCCTGAGGAGTTGAGTGAAGGAGACGCCAAGAAGCTTGTCCGCGTGTCTCGGGAGAGGTATGCTAAGCCCAAGAGTGAAATTGAGGCGAAAATAAAGCGTTACATGGTCTAGAAACCTCTGATTATTCCGGCATGGTGTCAAAAGGCTTTTGCTACATGTAGCTTATTGATATAATGCTCAAAATAAAGACAATTGTTATTCTCGCACTAGTTTTAGCGAGAAGTCGTGAGGCTTTTGGACGCTACCTGGACGATCGCAAGGGTGTACCATGAGCGCCGGAAATGCAACGCGAATATCTTTCTAAATCATAGGAAATCCCTGATGGTTCGAAAGCTTACCACATGCATCCCATTGCTTATCTTTCTCTTATTATCAGCTTCTCTAATTCAAGCCGCAGACCTAACCCTAGAATCAGCTCCAACAACTATCTGCTTTTCTCCAAACGGGAATTGTACATCCGAAATAATCAATGCCCTTTTAGCAGCCAAACGGGAAGTTTTAGTTCAAGCTTACTCTTTTACTTCAGCTCCAATCGCCAAAGCCCTTCTGGGAGCCCATAAGCGCGGGGTTAAGGTTCAGGTAATCCTCGACAAGAGCCAGCGCACCGCGAAGTACTCGTCAGCTGACTTCCTTACTAACAATGGCGTCCGAACATTGATAGATGCCGCTCACGCCATTGCTCATAACAAAATAATGATCATCGATTACGAGTTGGTGATAACTGGTAGCTTCAATTTTACAAAAGCGGCAGAGGAAAGGAACGCTGAGAATTTGCTAATAATACATAGTAAGAATCTGGCATCAATTTATATAGAAAATTGGAACAATCACGCAGTACACTGTTTTGACTATGTTCGTAATAAATGAGAGACGAAAAAGATCAACCGATATTGATGGAACTGAGGAGCCATGAGTAGATATAGAAAATATCGCTCATCAAAAAGAAGTTTATATTCAGACTCATCGAATTATGAGAGGTATCATACATCTTCAAGCTACACTGATTCTTTGCGCTTCGTTCGGAATGAATTTTTTCATTTTAATGAAATTGCATTTAACAATTTCGTTGGTTTATATTCATCAAAATATGGAGACGGTGCAGCTCAATATCTGCGCCGAACATACAATAAATGGCGTTCAAAAGCAACGAATATGTCGGGCCAAACAGAAAAAAGAATCCTCCAGTGTGTTCCACCTTTCATGACTAAAGAAAAGCAGTTCAAATTGCTATCTTATCAAATACCCACCATCATTAACCAACAAAGGCGCGCTCTAAGGTCTAGCAGTATTAACTTGTCAGACATGATAAATGCTTACAGAAAATTGTCTTTGGAAATATGCCAGAATCAATATAAGATGGATTGGTTCGTAAAAGAAATATTTCCTCCTGCTGAGTTGGAAGAATTTTTTAACGTATTAAAATTTACTATGGCAGACTGCCTAAGGCTATCCTATTCCCACGTTCTAAATGACCTCTTGATTATTAAAGATATATTGCCGTATGTAGATGGCAGTATTAAGTTTTACTATAATATCTCTTTACTTCAATGCGACCTTGAAATTGACCACTATCCGCCGAGAATAGAAGATCAATTAACCATTCCAATGCCTACGCCACGTTTGGTCACACAATTTCGCGATCAATACAGGACCATTATTCTTGACCACGCGTTAACTCAATGTCGATTAAATTCAATTGATGAAGTTAATAGGCAAATTGCTATTAATGATATTAGATCGTCTATTGCCAAACTAAGACGAATCAATCCAGACCAGGAATACGACTTTAATTTTGAAGTAAAGGGGTTCGGTGGTTCACTTCGTATTATTATGCAAAGGGTAAATATGGTTCGTTTGAAGTATTCTATAATCAAACAGGTTTTTAAGATAGCTTTTAGTATATGTATTGCTATAATGTTGGCGGGATGGATTATATCCAAAAATAATATTTTATTACTTGCATTTTTATGCCTAGCGGTTTTTGTAGTAGTTGGAGTTAGTTGGGGCAAACTAAGAGAGCTTCAAAAGGAGGTCAAGGAATATGAGCAAAACAGAGCAGCGAGGTTTACAGCGCATTGACTTTGGCAATAGGCTACCTGCAGGATTTGAAGCACTCACGCAAGAAGAAAAGAACAATGTTATACGTCGACTATTAGATCAGGATTTAGATTTACGGAAAGAGTTACTTTCTAAATTGGGCAAGAGCGAACTCGCCGAACATGATCTTGCTGTTGCGATTGATACAGTACAGCGACTTGACCATGAAAGGAAAGTTTACTCGAACCACGTAAAAGGTGAGACTGGCTCTGGCACCTATGATCTCAAAGTACGAGGCGGTGATACAAAATTCATTATCCCCATTTTGGTTGTGGTAGGCCTTGTTATATTGGGTATCGCTTTTATAATGGCAGCAAAATAGTAAAATTTGAAAATATTTGTCTACAGATTACGGAGCCCTACTTTGGAGGCGTCCGTTGGTGGTTCGCGGTTTTTCATGATTTCATTGTCAAGCGGAATAAGGATTAATTCCACATCCTGTGGACAACTCCATTTGACAAATTCTGCCAACTTGCTACTGTAAATACACACCTCAAAAAGTATACAAATAATTAGTGCCTGCCACGCCTCTTGACAATGCGAAACCGGCAGGCCATTTTTCCTAGGCGGTAACCTTAACTGGTTACTGCTTTCTGGGAATAGTTTAATATCAGGAGTGCGATAATTCATTTTTATCGTAAGCATACTACTGTGCAGTAGTCCATTCCTGGATTACCGCACCTCTGATGTTAACCTGTGGATAACTTAATTTGACAAGAATAAAATAATTGATATTATATATTTAATTAAGTTAAAGATATGCAAACAAAACTTAGGAAAGAAAAACATTTATTTTTAGCTGGTGGTGCGAAGGCATTGCCTAGCACTAGGATTCCTAAGTCCTTGTTTGCCGCCAGCTAAAAGTAAGTGTTTTTTTAGTGATGAATTTAAAAATTGAAATCGTGTTTTTTTATTTTAATTGTTCACCCCTAACAACTCACTTATACCGAATACACAGAAGATGAAAACCCAAGCCAGGACTAGCTACCTTTTAGCTAGGGCAGGGAGACTAATTCGGGTCAGTAGGCTTGAAGGGGTATATAATATATGATAATAGACTATAATATATTAAGAGTATGTATAGAGATGAAGAACAATTAGAACAATATAAACTTATATGGCTCACCAAAAAAACGCATACTTTATTGAAATCAGAAAAGATGAGGCTAAAGAAAACCGGCAGAGAGGTTTCAATGGCTAAAATATTAAACAATTTGATTTTAGAAAAATATGGAAACCCTTAAAACCCATCTTTCGAAATATAAAATACCAGATCAACAGAAATCACAATTAAAAGAATTTCAAGACTACGCAATCAGAGTATGTAAAGATTTTGGGATTTCCAAACGCTACCAACCTATTATTTTTAAACAAGCCAAGACAAACATTCAATTTCTCAAGGGAAAGGTTGAATATGTTAAGGATAGATTTAATAATAAAATTGAAGACAAGGGCCCATATTTAATTTCATTATTTAAAAGAAACAACAAAACCTGTGGATAACCACGCTTGACAAAATTTATCAGTAATTTAAAATAATAATATAACCTTCCAAAAAAATGAAAATTGAACATCGTCAAGTTAAAAACAACATAATCCAAATCACCACCACAGACGAGCGCTGGTATCAAATTGGAGAGAAGTTCGTCCCCTCCGTGACCTGGATAACCGGCTTCTACCCTAAAGGTATTCAATTCTTCAAGTGGCTGGCCAACCACGGCTGGGATGAAGCCGAGTCTATTAAGCAGTCTGCCGGTGACAAAGGGTCTAAAGTCCATAAAGCTATAGAGGATCTCTTACAGGGCAAGGAAGTCAGCATTGACTCCAAGTACTCCAACCACACCACCGGCCAGGATGAAGAGCTAACCGTAGAAGAGTATGAATGCCTTTTCTCGTTCGCCAACTGGTTTGAGGCTACCAAGCCCAAGGTCATTTCTTGCGAACTGACAACCTACAACGAAAAGCACGGCTACGCCGGGACCGTTGACTTCATCTGCGAGATCAACGGCGAGCCCTACATCATTGACTTCAAGACATCCCAAAGCATCTGGCCTGAACATGAACTCCAGCTTTCGGCCTACAAGCACGCTCTGCTAGAACGAAAGACCATCACCGACAGCAACGTCAAGCTCGCCATCCTTCAGATCGGCTACCGGCGCAACAAACAGCTCTACAAATTCACCCCCATAGAAGACAAGTTCAATCTGTTCCTCGCGGCCAAGGCTATCTGGAAGAACGAAGCCTCGAACCAACAGCCAGCCCAGAAGGACTATCCAATTAAAATAATTCTTAATTTTAAATAAATGGACGTCAAAGTCAAAAAACAACTCCAGAACTCAATGCTGGAAATAAACATTGAGGAGAAAGACGACAAGGAAGCGTTGGCCAAAGCCCTTGTCTTCACCCAGCCGGACTACTGCCCGCTTTGCAAGGGCAAGAACATTGTCTGGGAAGCTAACAAGGCAAACACTGATGACGGCACCTTCACCTACATCAAGCGGAAATGTCTCAACAAGGACTGTCTGGCCACCTCTACCCTAGGAGAATACAAATCAGGCGGTTTCTTCTGGAAGCCATGGGAAATCTACAAGAAGAACGAAGGTGTTGGTAAAGCACCATCCTTCAAGGACCAGGAGGATCAGGTAAAGGTTGACGACCTTCCGTTCTAGTTGTGATTAGGGGCTTGACTGCACTTATTGATTTTGATTACCATGCACCATGGATAGTTTTCTTTGAATGTATTTTCGTTTTACAGCTTGGCTTTAATAACGGATGGTTTATACTTATTGATTTTTTAACAAATATCTCTCTAACAAAAAGGAGGATATAAATGGTTTTTCATTTTGAGGCTATTGCCAAAATACTTTCTCCCATCCTAACGATTATTTTGGGGGCCATTTTAAAAAGGTATTTTGAACGTCGGGCTAAAATAGTTTCTTTTATAGGCCATGTGTCAGCCTTTAAAATTCATGGTGATCAAGATATCGATGTTTTTACCCACAGCATTATTATTAGAAATACAGGCAATAAATCAGCAAAAAATATTAGGATCGGTCATAATTCATTACCACCCAACTACACAGTATATCCCAAAATTCAATATTCTATTGAAAACAACCCTGACGGAGCCTCAGAAATTGTCATTCCTGCGTTAGTTCCAAAAGAACAGATAACAATTTCCTACTTATATTTCCCGCCTATAACTTGGGATCAAGTTAATTCTTACACTAAATACGAAGAAGGATTTGCGAAGGTGTTGAATGTAATTCCTATGCCTCAACCGCCGAAATGGATAGTTCGTTTAATTTGGCTATTAATGTTTGTTGGTTCATCTGTAATGATATTTTGGCTGACAAAACTTGCAGCTTATATGCTCTTTTAGAATTTTTTTAGCTTTACTATCATAACCCGTCCAAAATATTTAGACATGCTTTGCTTTGTCTGCCTTCCGTTATTGACTAAACATTTCAATTAATTTTATCTATTTACATTTTTTATCTGCCAATTAATCTTAGATTAAAAATTATATTTTTTGAAACGACCAACATGCTCAATTAATTAATAATTAACGAACCCACACAAATGAAAGAAAAAGACATTCAAAGATTATTTGGAAAAGTCATCAATATAGCCGGAGTGTTTGAACTAAAACTCTGTAAAGGTAACTCCCTACCCTACAACGCTGTCAAAGAACATCAAATCGAAGCCTTGTTAGACATATCTACTGGCAAAGGACTTTTTCACAAAATATCTGATGTCCCTGTAAGCTGGGTAAAAGGGAATAGGATAAGAGGCACCCTGGCAAAACCATTTGATTGTTTTTACATAAAAAGATATCCCGCCTACATTGGCATCTGCTACTACAAACCACGACAACCCAAAAAAGTTTATTTAATCGACATTCAAATATTTATTTCCTTAAAAATAATGGATGACAAGAAAAGCTTAACAGAAGATAAGGCCAGAGATGCTAGTCAGTATATTGTTGAAGTATAAATCACCTGTGGATAACTTGCCTTGACAAATCTTGTCAGTATTCTAAAATTAAAATATAAACATAAATAGAAAGGTAGGTGATAAATATGACTTTAGTATATACATTTGATAGTTTATTTGACGCAAGCCTTCCAAGACTATCTACCATAACCATTGAAGACGTAATGAATTGGGCAAAAGAAGAAGACAAACAAGTAAACACAATAAGCCAAGCCTTACAGTCTAGAAATGAAGCCAGCCTGGAACAATATAAAGAATGCTACAGGGCCAGCGAAGTCTACGACCAGTATATCGAAATGATTAGAGAGCGCGGGCTTGATGAAGCTTTGGCCTATGAGTTGTGGAATGAGCTAAACCATAAATACGCTCAATAAGAAATGAGTAAAGGGCGGGCGAGAAGTTATCTCATTTCTTTCTCGCCCTTTGTAATAAAATGAAATTTAACCAAGACATTATTAAAAAATATCTTGAAGCCCACCCAGAAAGAGCCTA